TTTCAGTCTTTAATCTTTGAACCTAAAGTTTATTGGCTTACTAGAACTTGTGAACTTCCTATAAGTAACACGACTATTTCAGGAATTACAGGTAGAGGTATGTTTATAATTGATGGTAATGGAGCTATTATAAGAAAAGCAAATGATTCAAACTTTGACTTTTTCTTTAGAGGCCCAGCTACTCAAAGTGAGGCAGATGCTTTATACATTGATAATGCCTTTACTATTAAAAACTTTAATGCTATTTGTACTGGTACTACTACATCAGGCTCAGGAAAAGCATTCTTAAATTTAGGTGCTACATATGGTAGTATCATTGAGAATATCTTTTTAAAGAGATTTGATATAGGAATTAAGCTTGAGTTTTGTATGAATGCTCAAGTTAAAAATATACTTGCAAATAGTTGTTTTAGTTATTCAGTATTAGTAAAGAATGGCTCATGGCCAGGCGCAGATACTTCTCATGGACAAAGTAATGCTTCAGTAGTAAGTCATGTACGTGTCTTTGATACAGAAGATCAGATTGCAGGTATTGCTATTATAGATGCAGATACTTGTGTAGTTAAAAATTGTATTATTGAAGGTCAGATAGGAGCTAATCCTGGAACCCCTCAATACGGTATTTTATGGGATAGTATTGGAGCTACAGTTACTCCTAACTTTAGAGTTCAAGATTGTCACATTGAAACTCCATGCACTAAAGGAGCTATATGGTTAAGACCTAGAGCTGCAGGTCGTTATATTGTAGATAATATTTACATACAAAATGGCCAAACTTTAGTTGGTGTAGAAGAAGGATTACCTTCAACAGGAGGTAATTATCCTGATATTTACATTGCTAATATTCCTTTCAAACCTTCAGGAATGAAGTTTTTTAACAACAGTACAGGAGGGTTTCAACCTACTTGGGACTTTAATAATTGTAGATTGGGTGGTGGTATTAATTCAGTAGCTACTTTATTAGCTGCTACTGGTTTATGGGATACTACTACACCAGGGGGGACAATACCTACTTCAGGATTTGTAAGAGTTGTAAGTAATATAATAACTTCTTAAAATAATTTAAAATAATGAGCCACCCGAATTTAGATATGACTAATATAGAAGGAACAAGTTTGACAATTTGTTTAGTAGTGCTAGGTAAGATAATTAGTTTCTTACCTGCAATGAGTGATGTAGTAGTATTTTTACAAGGCCTTTCTTATTTACTTGCAGTTATTGTAGGTATTGACACAATGATAGGAAGTCCTTTAAGAACTAAAATGACTACATGGTATAAGAAAAAATTTACTAAGAATATAATTGTAAAGAAATGAAAATCAGTCAGAAAGGGTTAGACTTGATTAAAAAGTTTGAAGGCTTTTCGGCAAAGCCTTATCTGTGTCCTGCAGGAGTTCCTACAATTGGGTATGGAGCTACTTATTATACAAATGGTACTAAGGTTACTATGAGTGATGAGCCTATTTCAGAAGAGTGGGCCGAGCAACTTTTAAGTCACATAGTCCATACTTACGAAAAAGGAGTTACAAGTTTAGTTATTCCTAAGATAACTCAAAATCAATTTGATGCATTAGTAAGCTTTGCTTATAATGTTGGAGTAACAAACTTTAGAAAATCTACATTACTACGTCTTATAAATAAAGACCCTAATAATCCTGAAATAGCTAATCAATTTATGAGATGGGTTAGAGGTGGAGGAAAAGTTATTAATGGTTTAATTAAGAGACGCCAAATTGAATCTAAGTTATATTTCACACCATGAATAATTTCTTAGTATGGTTACTACAGTCCTTTGAAAGAAAGGGAAAAGTATCAGCAAGAAAACTTACTGTGTTTGTAGCCTTCATTCTTTTTAACATAGGTTTCATTGTACATTTATCTACAGGAAACTCTATACAAAAAGAGTATGTTATAATCTATGCTACAATCGTATTATTAGGGCTAGGTTTCCTAACAGCAGAAAATATAGTAGAGTTGTTTAGAAGTAGGTTCGGAATGAGAGACTTTACTGATAGTTATTTACAATCTTATCAAACTACAAATAGAGTAGATAATCCAGACGAAGAGGTTATATAAACCTTAACGCATGTCTGAAGACATAAATAATAAAATTAGAGCTTACCTAGAAAAAAACCCTGATGCTACAACTCAAGATATAATAGACACATTTAATGTAGGTTATAATGTAGCAGCAGGAGTAAGACAAAGGTTTGTAAAAGCTCGTATAGTAAAAGAGTATAGAGCTCAACAAGAAGTAAATACTCCTGAAGGCTACAAAGGTAGTTTAATAAGGGGTAAAATGTGGCAAGTATATGATGGCTCTTGGAGAGAATCATTACAATTTGATGTAAATTTTGAAGAACAGTGGGGTGAGTTTAAAAAGAAGTTTTTAGATGAACTAGCATTGTTAGGAAGTTTACAAGCAGTAAATAACAAAGTAGTAGAGTCAGGTGATGTTTGTCTAGAAATAAGCTTACCTGATTTGCATTTTGGTAAAGGTGATATAGAAGAACTTTCAAAAAGGTTCTTAGAATGTGTGTTTAATCTTTTAGAAAAAGCTGAAAGATTTGGTGTAGAGAGGATACTTCTTCCTGTAGGGAATGATGGTATGAACTCTGAAGGTAAAAGAAAAACTACTACAGGTGGAACTCCTCAAGAAGACACAGTAGATTGGCAAGCTTCTTTTAGACATTATTGGGCTACTATGACTGCATTAATACAAGTACTTTCTAGTCAATATAAAGTAGATGTTATTGTAGTTCCAGGTAATCATGATATGGAAAGAATGTTTTATGCAGGTGAAGTATTAGCTGCATATTTCAGAAGTAATAAAAATGTTGCTGTAGATAACTCAGGAGAGTATAGAAAATATTTTGAATATGGCGTAAATATGCTTATGTTTACACATGGTGATAAAGAGAAAACTGCTAATCTTCCGTTAATTATGGCTACTGAACAACCAGAGATGTTTGCTCGTACTAAATACAGAGAGGCTCATTTAGGCCATTTCCATAAGGAGATGCTGAATGAGTTTTGTGGTATAAAGACTAGATTTCTTCCTAGTATTTGTATTACTGATGACTGGCATAAAATGATGGGATACTCTCATATGAAAGCTGCTCAGGCGTATCTTTGGAATAAAGAAAAAGGATTAGAAGGATATTTTCAAGTTAATATATTCAACTGATATGAAGAAGCCTAAATCTACACATTGGATTGAGGATATACCAGAAGATGATGACTTAGATATAGAACCAACTATACCTGAGTTACCTCAATTAAAGAAAAAAAGTAATACTAAAAAAGTAAACCATGGCAACCCAAAGGGAACTAATATACACGGTAAAGTCAATCATAAGAGCAGGATTAATTACTGATGATGATAAAATATCAGACAGACAAGTAGCCTTTCTTATTGATGCAGCACGTGCAACTTTATTAAGACAACAGATTAATAAAGGCCAATCTTTATCTGATAATAATGTACAAACTATTAAGTGCTTAGGTCTTGAATCTGTAGATACAGGTTTTGATCCTAACTTTCAAATGGACTGTAGAGTTTATAAAACTATACAACAATTACCTAAACCTATTGAAGGAAAAAATAAAGACTTAATCACAGCTATTAGTCCTACAGCATTTGGAGGATTTGGCTATGAGTTTGTACCTTATTCTAGAGTACCTTATGTTACATACACTAGGTTTAAAAGACCATTTGCTACTTTGTTTAATAGTTATATTTATATAATTGATGCTCCATATACTGAAAGTATTTCAGTAAGTGGTATCTTTGAACAACCTAATGATTTAGCTGATCATGATGATTGTGAAGGTAATACATGTTATGACTGGGATAGTAACTATCCTATGTCTTCACATCTTATAGACCCAGCTATTAAAATGGTAGTAGAAGAATTAAGCTTAACACTTAAAGTACCTATTGATAAAACTAATAGTGGTAATCAAGCTTTAGAACCACAAAGTAAATCAGAAGAAGGAGGAGTATAATGAGTAGACTTTCAAAAAGAGGTGTAGGTAAATATAAGACTGATAAAAACTTAAAATCAGCCTACACTTCTTATTTAAAAAAGTTTGACTTTGAATCACACGGTAGTAAGTTTAGTACATCTAATCCTAAAGACTTATCATTAAGTTGGGAAGAGTATAAAAAAGTTACTACTAAATGTTTAGAAGAAATTATGCATCAAGTTTTACATGAATCTAAAACCTTTGCTGTACCTTACAACTTAGGTGAAATTAGAATTCAAAAGAAGCAGATGGATATAGGTCTTCTACATGAATGTAAAAATTTAAAAACTGACTGGGGCCATTTCCAAAAGACTGGTAAAATTATAAAGCATTTAAATGAAGATAGAGATAATTGTAGATACAAGTTCTATTGGCTTTGTAAAAAAGGTCCTAGTGGTAAATCATATTACAAGTTTGAAGCTCTTCGTGAGAGGAAAAGAGAACTTGCTAAACTTATTCAAACAACTAACATAGATTATTTCTTATAATGTTAATAGCTAATTACACATCTTCTAAGGAAGTTATAAATAATTTTTTTAGAAATACTGCATACAACGATTTATTCAACTTAGGTGATGGTGCTTATTGGATATATGAATGTATGGAACTTATTGGAGCACCATTACAATATATGCCAAAAGTTATTGGTATAAATGGAGATGAGTCTTATAATTTACAAGATTATAGAATTGAACTTCCTGCAGATTTTCATAAGTTAATTGCTATATCAGTAGATGGTGTAATAGCTATACCTTCTCAAAATACATTTCATCATTTATTAGATGGCTCATGTTGTAATATAGATTCTTCGGCTAGGCCTATGGAGAATTTTTATGATAACTTTGGTAATATGTTTTCTCCACAAGCTTTACCTTTAAATACAAGGATAACTGCTAACCCTCCTACCTTTACTATTAATAATAATTACATTACGTTTAATATTAAAGAAGGTAAAGTATGTATGGCTTACTATGCTTTTCCATTAGATGAAGAAGGGTTTCCTCTTGTACCTGATGATGTAAAATATAAAAGAGCATGTGCGTCTTATCTTCAAATGAAGATGGATTATATTCTTTGGAGACAAGATATGTTAACTGATAAAGTTTATATGAAGTCTGAAGAGGAATGGAGATGGAATGTTGCATCTGCAAGTTCACATATTAAAATGCCTGATCTTAGTCAAGCAGAAAGTCTACGTAGACAACTTACTAAAATGGTTGTACGTACAGAAGACTTTGCAAGTGCATTTAGTAATATTAATACAAGAGCATTTAGAGGTAGATATTAAAAATTATGGCTGAAGAAACTCAAGGACCTTCTGGAATAAAAGATTTAGGAGGTTTATTAAATAAGGATATAGCTTTTGGTAAAGTCCCTGAGAATGTAGTTTATGAATCTAAAAATTTTAGAGTAACTACAGATGATGGAGGTACATTAGCTGTTAGATCTAATATTAAAGGTAATACTTCTATAATAAGTATTCCTAATGTACCATGTACTACTTCATTAATATTTGATTTAAATAAAATAGGAAATACATTAACTATAAATCAATCTTATAGTTTAGAATTTTATTTAAATGGAACATTAGTTCTTTTTACTTTTACATACATTTCTATAGATAGATTTTTAAATGATGTAATTTCTTTTGTAAATACTAATTCTATATTTATAAATGCTCTTATTACAGCATCTTCTACTTATAGTATTAGTGGAGTATTTAGTCCTACTTATAGTACTACTTATACAGGTACTGTTACATTAAGTGTTCCTAATTGTGACACTATAACAACAGGATTATTTTATTCAGGAAATGTAGTAAATAATTATACTATAACAGGATATAGTCCAGTAGATTATGATTGTGAGAATTTAATATCTAGTGATCCTACATTACCTGATTATAATATAAACATGAATTTATTACCAGTAGGTAATATTTTTTATACAGGTGCAGCAGGACCTAATCAATGGCAATTAGACAATAGATGGATTGGTGGTGCAACTGGAACTCCTACATATAATGTAAATTTAGGAACTGGTATAATAAGCAGCACAGGAGCAGTAATAGCTAAAGGTATTTCTAGAATTAGATACCGTGATACTTACACAAGTTTAATTTCTGCTAGAGATGCTTCAGCTGCTTTAATCTCTTATGATACTCTTCAAAATAATTTATACAATATACAAGATTATCCAGCAGGTCCTTATAACTTTGATTTAAGTTATTATGTAGGAGCTTTAAATAATGCTAATGTAACTTTTACATTAAAAGTTTACATGTACATGGGTAATGGTTGGAATGATCCTTCTCCTTCTCTTACTTATGAATTTCCTAATATTACAGGAGGGTATCAATTAACAGGTACTCAAAGATGTGCTAGAGTTTATAGTCAAGTATTATCTCAAAATTTAAATAATCTTGGAGCTGTACAGTTTACTGTAAATTTATCTGACACTCCTTTTAATAATGGAGCTACTATTAAACCACAGATTTTTGTATTTATAGAAGCTTCTATTCCAGCAAGTAGTCCATATTCTTATGATATAGATTTTAATTTAGATTACTTAAAAGTATCAGGTCCTGTAATGAATTATAGTTTAGTTACTATAAATAATATACCAGGAGCTACTAATCCTTCTTTAATAGGATGGACTAATTTAAGAGATGCTCAAAATGATAATTTATATTTATTTACTACTACAGGTGCAGTAGATCCAGATGACCCTACAACATGGGGAGGTCCTAATCTTCCTATAACAGATGGTCAAATATGGAAACTTTATTATAATAGAGCAGGAGATTATGCAAATAGTGCAAACTATAATATTTCTTTAGTTTATCATAATCCTGTTTTAAATCTTACTAAATATCGTCCTATTGCTAATCCAGGAATGATAGAAGGTAGATATGAAAATGAATTTATTCAAAAAATTTATTGGACAGATAACTATAATGTACCTAGACAAATAAATGTAGCTGACCCTAATGTAGCTAGTTTAACAGTAGATGAATTAAGATTACTTCCTTCTTTATCTATGGACTTACCACAAGTAACAGAAGTTATAGATGGTGGTGGATTATACATGGGAGTATATCAAGTAGCATACAGATTAAAAAATATAAATGGTTCAGAAACAAGATTTGGTAGAACTTCTCAGTTAATTCCTATTATAGATGCTTCAGAAAATGTTACTGTACCTAATACTTATTATCCTACAAAACCTTTATTAGATAATACAAATACTAATGACCCTAAACCTACTGTAGCAGGTAAATCAATTAGAGTAGAAGTACAAAATGTAGATACTAATTTTGATACAATAGAATTTGCTACTTTGTATTATAGAGATAATACAAGTACTCCAGAAATTAATGTAATACCAGAAATTTCTATTCCTGCAAATGGTTCAGTAGATTTACTTATATCAGGTAATGAAACTAAAGTACCTATTACATTAGATGAATTTACTGCTTTTACTTCTTCTATTATACGTGCTAAAACATTAGTTGCTAAAAAACAAACTTTATTTTTAGGTAATGTAGCATTAGGAACTCAAATAGTAGATTGGGATGCTAGAGCCTATAGATTTCCTATAAACAGTTCTACTACTATAATTAGAGATGTTATTAATACTTCTAATAAATCTTATACAGTAGATGCAAATTTAGGTTATCAAATTACTCAAGAAAATGGAGTAGCTGTAACAACACCTTATTTAATTCCTGAAGAACATGATTGTGTTCAAGATTATAATGCACAAGCTCCTACTCTTGATACTAATTATTTATACCAACCTAATAGTAATGTATTAGGTGGAGCAGGTCCTAATGTATCTTATGAGTTTGTTACAGAAACTACTTTACTAGATAATAAAAATGATCAAGGGACTCCTGTATTTGCTCCTCACTTAACAGCTGGTACTAATACAGGAACTACATTTTGGTCTGAAGATAGATACTATGCTAGTAGAGGTAACTCATTGTCTAACAACAACTCTCCTTATAAATATGATATATTCGTAGGTTATAGAAGAGATGAGATGGAAAGATTTGGTATTGTCTTTTTTGATGAGCTGGATAATCCTACTTATGTGAATTGGATTGGGGATATTAGGATGCCTCACATGTTTATGCCTGACACTACAGATGGTGCAGTATATCCTGTAAGTAATAATAACCGTAGTACAATTGAATCTACTAACTTACATACTAGTATAGTTAAAATAGATAAAACTGTTGGTTCTGCAACTGAAAATTATTTATATGGTAAACCTTTAGGAATTAGATTTACTATTGATTTTAGTAATGTACCACCACAATATAAAAAAGCTTCTATTGTTCGTGTTCCTAAAAAACAAGAAGATAAACATATATTAGGACAAGGATTATTTTTACCTACTTTAAAAGCATATAATGTATCACCTGCTCCTGAAGAAGTTTTTTTGTGTGAAGGAAGTACTTTTAATAAGTATGATCATTATGGTGCAACTGAAAATAATATTTGGTTTGATTGTTGGACTTTTCATAGTCCTGACTTTTTGTTTGATAAATTTGTAGGGTATGGAGGAACTGATGCGTTAGATGTTTTAGGAATATACAATAGTGTTAGTTCTAAGCAATTAGCAGATGAATATAACAATTCACCTGTACAATTAAATGGTACTTATGCTCTTGAATCAAGTAATACAATAACTGCTCAAGGAAGAAGACATAAAGTTTATGATTTACATGAAACTAGTGCTTACCCAGCTCCTATAAAAAATGTATTAAGTCAAAACCCTTATCCTATTCAAAAAGCTACTTCTATAACAGCTGGAGGGGACAATAGAAGATATGATACAGGTATAACTGCTGATTATACAGGAGGTATACGAACTGTTCATAACTGCACTCCTAAAGATTTATCAGGCACTCCTGGTGGAGGATTAGGAACTTCTGCTAGTGCATATTCTTATGGTAATAATTCTGTGTTTGTAGAATTAACTGAAGGTCCTGCTTCTAATTGGAATAATCTTGCATTTGGAGGAGATGCGTTTTTAAGTGAGCAATTTGTTTATGGAACTTTAACTTCTTACTATTTAAGTAATTATACAAGGTCTATTCAAGGAGGTCCTTTTGGTGGACATGGTTATTTTGCTAGAGCTTTAAGTGAATACATTCCTTGTAATAATTTAATTGATATATCTTCTCGTGGAATTGTATCTACTAGAATATTTGGAGGAGATACTGCAGTAACTATAGTAGATCATGTAGTACAATTTTTTGATAGAGCTGAAGGCCAAGAATTTTTAAATGATGGTAGTTCCGCACAATTATTAACGCATTGGGCATACTTTCCTTGTGAAACTTATGTAGCAGTTGATTATAGAAGAAATTATAATAATACTACTAATTTAATTTATACAGGTGTACCTAATAGAAGTAGGATTACAGAAAGTCCTGGGAGTTTAACTTCTTCTGCTTGGTCTAATGCGTTTAGAATAGGAGCAGCAGAATATTTTAATGTAGACCCTGTATACAATCATACAAATAAAACTGCTTATACATACTTTGCTAAACCTGCGTTAGGAGATGTATCTCTTAGATTTGATTGTAGAGTATGGAAGTCTGAACCTAAACAAGATGGAGAGTTAGTAGAATCTTGGAGTAACTTTAAACCTGGTGCATATTTAGATGTAGAGTCAGCTTATGGGCCTTTAAATAACTTACTTGTATTTAAAGATAAATTATTCTTTTTTCAAGATAGAGCGTTTGGTCAATTACAAATTAACGAACAAAAGTTAATTCAAGAAGCTGATAGTACTGCTGCTAATTTAGTATTAGGTAGTTCAGGTATATTAGAAAGGTATGATTATATTTCTACTAAGACAGGTACTAAACATCAGTTTGGTATGTCTGTATCTGACTATAGTATGATATGGTTTGATACTCTTGCTAGAAAAATGTATAGATATAAAGGAGAAGGTTTAGAACCTTTATCTGATATTAAAGGATTAAATGCTTTCTTGTATAATAGAATCTCAGGTAACATTCAGGTTAAAGATAATCCTTATATCTATGAAGGTATTCATTGTACTTATGATTTTAGGCATAATGAATTCTATATGACTTTTTTAGATAAGACTTCTGACTTTTATTTAACATTAGTTTATAATGATTTATTAGATGGGTATATAGGTGAATACACTCATTATCCTAAAGTATATCTTAATGATAAGTTAAATATCTTTTCTCCTGACCCAAATAATTTATACAATGAAATATTGTATATCCATAACTATGGAAGGTATGGTAATTTTTATCAAGCACGTGTACCTGATTATTCTACTTTAAGTTTTGTTTTAAACACTTCTACTACTACAGAAAAAGTATTAAATAATTTAGAGATTATAGCAGAAGGGTATAAACATAATACTCAACAAGCTCCTAATGATTCTTACTATTACGATGCTTTAGCTCAAATAGATTATACAGATTTCTTTGAGTCTATTCGTATATTTAATAATTATCAAAATACTGATTGGATTACTTTGATTCCTAATAAAGCAGATTTAAGTAGTAGAGATAATTATGCAAGAAGACATAAAACTATTTGGAATTTACGTGTACCTTCTGATAGAGTGTTAGACGTAAATCAAAATATATTTGATAATTTAAATCTTTCTGCTGTAAGACCACGATTAACTAGAAGGTTAAAAGATGTATGGTTCATGGTAGAACTAACTTATAATAATACACCTAATAATAAACTAGTAGTACATTCAGCTAAAGCTGCGTACGCTTTAAATTCTAGATAATATGAGTAATTGGTTAGATATGTATAATGCAGAAGAGGATGCTTCTATGTATAAACAAGGAGGTCTAATTAAAAGAGCAGATGGTTCTTATTCTCCTAGAGGATTATGGGATAATATTAGAGCTAATAGAGGTTCTGGCCGCAAGCCTACTGCTGAGATGTTACGTCAAGAAAGAAAGATTAATAAACATGCTGATGGAGATATAGTAGGAGGAGAAAACCCTCCAGCTACTTTTGGAAATCCTTATGCAAATTATATGCGAGATTGGACTAACTCTCCAATGGGTCAAAGTATGTTACAAAAATCTGTTTCATTAGATAATCCAAGTGGTAATAAACTTGGAGCTAGACGTGCAGGATATTTAGATAGTAATTTTGGAGAAAGGTCGTTAAGTAATATACGAGGTGAAAAAATTATTCCTAATTATTCTAAAACTTCTTTTACTAAGCCTTATTGGGAACAAATGAGAGATGCTAGAGTAAGTGCTATAAATAATGTAGATTTTCAAACTTTATCTAATCAAGATTTTAATACTTATTTAAATGGAGGTAATGATGATTTTCTTGGAAAAGATGAAGTTTCTAATATATCAGGACAAAGTAAGTTTTTTTTAGCAAGAAAAGATTTTGATAATTTTATAGATAATCCTATTGTAGATAAATTTAGAGAAACTACACGTCCTGAAAATGTAGATAATACTAATTATTTTAACTATGTAAGTAATCCTTATAGAGCACTTGATAAGTATACTCCTTCTTCTAAGTTTAGTCCTATGATACGCCTTAGAGATAATGTAGCTGATGATAATTTAGCAGATACAGCTGTACATGAAATTAGTCATACTTCTGATTGGAATGGTATATTAATGCCTCAATCTGATGTAAATTTAATAGAATCTTATGGTAAAGATGCTAAAGATACTCCATTTAATACTTATGTTAAATCTCCTACTGAAACAAGAGCTAGATTAAATTCTTTAAGGTTTCAAATGAAGAATCAAGGTATTTATAATCCTTTTACAGAAAAGGCTACTATAGATATGTTTGGCTCTTATAAACCTTTAACTGATAGTAGTTATGATGCATTAGAACAACTTAGAGGTGTTTATTCAGATGAAGAAATTTTAGATATGATTAATACTATATCTAGACAAGAACCTGCTAAAAATCCAATGCTTGATAATATTCAATCTGCTAAAGATGGTGGTTGGATTGATATGTATGCAGATGGTGATACAGTTACTAATCCTCCTAGTGAATTAGAAGCTTTACTTGCACAATATCAAGCTATTCAAGACCAAGTAAATAAAGGCAATACAAGTAAAAATGCGTATGTAGAAACCATGCGTAAAACTGCTGATGATTTAATAGCAAAAGGGTTTGATGTTAATACTGTTTTTCCTGAGTATGCAAGAAATGGTAATAATTGTATAGGAACAGCTTGTAATTTAGCTGACCAAGCAGGTGATAAATTTTATCCTGAAGGTTCTAGTTTTTTTATTGATAATGCTTTAGCTGCAAAGTATGCTAAAAATAATCCTAAAGCTAGTAGATATTTAGAACAAGATGAGAGATTTATTGAACCAGGAGATATTATTCAATTTAAAAGAGGGTTAAATGAAAAAGCAGGTCCTTACCATGCTTTTACTGTATACAGTATAGGAGAACCTAATGCAGATGGAGATAGAGTTGTAACAGTAGTTGGTACTCATGGTAGTGGTCCAATAGTTAAAGAAGATGCTTATATTTTAGGAAAGGATAATAAACTTTATTCTAATTTATATGGAAGTAGAGATAGAACTCCTCATGCTACTCAACTTTTAAAAAGAAGAGAAGGTAGTGATAATAGTTACAATGAATTAGTTACACAAAGAGATGCGATAAAACAACAAATACTTGCAATAGACCCTCAATACTTTACTCCTAAAGAAGATATTCGTTCTGGTGATTATAAACAAACTGCTTTTGAATTAAATGACCAAGGTCAAGGTAATGAGTATGGTAAATATGTACAAACAAAAGATTCAGGTACTGATAGGTATGGAAATAAGTTAGTACCTACAGTAAATATTCAAACTCTTAATCCTGGTACAGTAGACCAAGCTTATAATGCTAGGTCTTATATTGATGCTACTAATTCAGGATTAACAAGTATGCTTACTAAATATAGTGACCCTCAATATAAGTATGATTATATGAGGAGTCATAATATTAGTAGTGATGAATATGATGCTATAGTAAAAAACATGGTTGGTATTTATGGAGCAGAGACTAAATTTGGTACTGACTATGTAGGTAAAGAAAAAGAAGTAATGGGTGTAAAAGTACCTGCTCCTGAATGGCCTTGGGCTACAAAGATGGCTGATAAACTAGGTATTATAAACCAAGAAGAAAAAAGTATTGGCCCTTTTCAACTTACATATAATCAATTACCTGAAGCTTATAGAAAAACTATAAAAGGACATGACTTGTATAATCCTATGACAGCAGCTGATGCTACTATGGAATATTTAACTGCAGGTTTACCTTTACTTAGAAAAAGAGCTAACACTACTGCAGAAACTGCTACAGAAAATAATCCTTATTCTTCAAATATTACTAAAGATAATTATTTAGAATATATACCATACTTGTATAATATGCGTGGGTGGTTAAAAGGAGATGAAGCTACAATGCAAAATAAAGGTGATATACTAAAAGGAGATGCAGGATATAAACAATTAGTAGACCAATATTCAAATAATGTTCTACAAGTTATTCCTACTATGTTTACTACACCTGAACCTTTAGAAGTAACACCTCAACAAAAAAATGGAGGATATGTACAATCTTTTAAAAATGGTGGATGTTGTAATGATAATATGTATAAAGCTGGAGGTTGGATAGATATGTACAATGCAGGTAGTTGGGTAGAAGATAGTTCTTTACCTACTCCTACTACTCCTTCTTTTTATGATGCATATCCTGATAGAACTTTAACTAATTATCAAATGGGTACTGATAAAGCACCTATGTATAAAGATGGTGGGCCTACAGGTGGAGGTAATAATCCTATCTATGTAACAGACCCTAACGACCCTAGATTAAAAGCTTATGAAGATAGTTTAATGGCTTATAATGTAGGTAATATGCAAATTGCTGATTATAACGCAGCAGTTAGAATAGGTAGAGCACAAGGGACACCTTTAAAAGTTAAACCAGGTTCTATGACACTTGTTCCTTTTCCTGGTACAAATATATTACCTATTGAAAGTAAATTTGCTAGTCCTACAGGTACAGCTCTTGGGCCTATTGATGCAAATCCTTTTTTATGGAGATCATATTCAAGATTTAAAAAACCAGTTCAAAAAGTAATATTTAATGATAATGTCCCTCAACCTCCTCAACCTCCTCAACCCCCACCTCCTCCTCCACATGGCATTGAAATTATAGAACCTATAATAAGAAATAAAACAGAATTTAAAGATTTAGTTCTTCCTACAGAAGAATATGATGAACAACCTATTCGTCAAGTAGCTCCTCAAGGTTCTTCACAACCTATGTTAAGAATGGCTGCTAATCCTAAGTTTAATCTTGGAAAAGGTAAAAGAACTAAAGAAGCAGTAGTTGATGAATTAGGAAATCCTAGAAATGTTTATTACTATGGAGATAAAGCTATTTCAAAAGAAGAGTATAGTAAACTTTGGGATGCACAAAATAATAAGTTTGCTCAAGGAGGTCCTATAATGTATGGAGGTGGGGGATTTTTAGGATTGGGAAATAAGAGTCCTTATAGACAATACTATGACATGGATGCTCCTAAAAGTTTAGGAGAAAGTCCTTCTTGGAGAGCTTACACTTATGCTAAATCAGGTAGTTATTCACCTGTAACACAAGATCCTTTTGAAACTTTAAATGGATCGCCTCTTCTTAAAAGAGTTAAGTATGACGATGCTACAGGATTTAACTATATGGTGGATAAAGAAGGTCAACCTTATGGTCCTATAGAGATGGAAGGAGATGATGCTTTTAATTTAACTAGATTTATTATTAATCCTTATAGAGGTAAATTTCAAACATATGATTTAGGGTATAAAAAAGATGGTACACATCAAACTCCTTTTCCTCAAACTAACAATCCTGAAGAACAAAAAGCTAATATCTTTAAAGACTTATATGGGCAAAACCTTATTAAGTATGGAGATAATAGAAGAAAAGCTTTTAGAAAGACTTCTAAGTTTATGGATAAAAGGGTAGACCCTTTATTTGAAGGAGCTTGGTATGATTATAATGCTTTTAATTTAAATAATGGAAAAACAGAAGCAAGAACACCTGGTGTTAATTTAGATGATATATCTGCTGTAAATCCTTATTTTACTAACATGTCTGTAAACCCTGAAAGTGGTAGAAAATATTTTGAGCAAAAATACGCACAAGAGTATATAGAAGGTTTAGGAAAGCAGTATGGTATGGATGCAGTCTCAGCTGCTCATAGTTCAGGTATACCTGTAGGATATAGAAAAGAATTAAATCCTAACTTTAATAAGTTTGCAGATAAACGTCTTACTCCTATTGATGAAAATGCAGTAGTAGATGAGATGGGTACTCCTAAATATAATTATTATAATGGAGATAAATTAATAACTCAAGATGAATTTAATAAAGCAGCTTCTGCATATTCAGATGTAGCTCCTAGTCAAGCTGTATTAGTTAATCCAAACTTCCAAAAAGATTTAGATAAAGTAGCTCCTGCTTATATTGATTATTTAAGAAAGTATAAAGGTTATTCTAGAAGACAAGCTAGAAAAGAAGTTGATGCAAAGCTTTATAAAAAAGAAGATGGTGGGCCTGTAATGTATGGACCAGGAGGAGGTGTAAATACATTAGAAGGTAATATGATTGCTAATGTATTAATGAATAGAAACAGAGATAAAGATTTTGTTCAAAGAGCTTATGCTGTAGGAGAAAATCCTAATTCTCCTATGTTTAATTTATTTGACCCTGAAGAATTTGGTTCTAAAATGAGTCATAAAATGGGATGGGGAGAAGATAATAATGGACAAGCTTATATGTTTCCTACTGTAATGAATTCTAAAGATGAGGCTATAAAAGTTCCTAATCAATATGCAGATTACATATCTTCTGAAGGCTATAAAAATGCTACAGGAATTCCTATGTACAATGCAGGTTCTACTGTATGGACTAATCAAGATACTCCTTTGTATGCTGCAGGTACTCCTACTCCAACTTCTACTCAGAACTTTAGAAATGATAGAAGTTTAAATACTAGTAGATATAGAATAGGTGATGTAATACCTACAGGTATGGATTATAAAACTCCTGCTGCAGGTACATATGATTATAATAAAGATGTACAACCTTATCATACAATGAGGTTACATGCGCCTGATACTACTATGATGGGTAATGGAAGTTTTGTAGGAGGTGAAGATAATATAATAGGAGTTAGAGGACCTAATGATAATATAAAACTACAAGTAGACCCTGCAACAGGAATGCCTATAGTTAATTTTAAAGGTGTAGAAGTTATGCCATATAATAAATGGCAAAGTGAATTTGAAGAAAAACAATCTAGAGAAGATTTTATTAAAGAGCAAAAACAAAAATATTTAAAAGATGGTTACTCAGGATTACAAAAAGGATTAGGAGTTGACTTTGATAATTTTCCTAAAGATGTAGAAGACTTATATGGTAACCAATATGATTATTTACGGAATAATTATGCAATGGAACAATATGCAAAAGAAAATAATATTGATTTAAGTTCTAGAGCAGATTGGGTAGAGACATTATCTCCAGAGTATAAAAAAATAATTGCAAACTCTAAATATGGTACTATGTTACAACCTAGTGCTTGGGATAGAGGGCTAAGTGGATTACAACAAATAGGTAATACATTATTACCAGGAAAACCTTTTGATTATAGAATTAAAGGGTTAACTACAAAAGAATTACAAGAAGCTAATGATTCTTGGTTAAGTGGTACTGATATATTTTCTCCTATTAATATAATAGGAAGAAACACTGCAAATTATTTAAGTAATAGAGGTGTTAGTACAGGCTCTAACTTTAAACAATTACCTGGATTCTTCTCAGGCCAAAATATGCCTAATGTAAGTGAAGGAACTGTAATGGCTTTTGATCCAACTACTTATTCAGCATTAGCTACTTTACCTGAAACAATTAATGGATTATATAGAGGAGTTAATTTTCTTAATAATGAAGCTAATTTATTAAGAACAAGTGGTTTAAAAAATTATAGTTTAGATAAAGGAATGCAACTTGCTGCAAACGCATATAATAAATCTAAGGTAGGTCCAATTAAGTTAGGTCCAATAGGCAAAGAATATGCATCTGGATTTTATCAAGGATTTAATGATATAAAAGAAGGTAGGCCTTTTTTTGAAACTTTTCCTATAACACAAAAGCAAGTAAATAAAGTAAAAACTTTGCAAAATGACGCAGCTAATACAGCTACAAACTTTGTAAAAGATTGGTATTTTCCTGATAGAAGTACTAACCCAAATCCAACTTTAGATAAAACTGCTTATGATGCAGCACAAAAAGTTCTTAATAAAGCTGGGTTTTCACTTTCTCCTATTTGGAATGATAGAATAATTTTAGATGCTCACCCTATATTAGCTGATGTAAGGAAAAATAACGTAGCTAAAGATGTAGCTGCCTCTTTAAATGTAGATGTTAATGAGCCTATAGTAAAATTTTTTGTAGATGAAATTACTAAAATGAGGCCAACAGCAAGTGGGTTTGTTTCACCTAAAGCTCCTAACATGCCTGTAACTTTTAGAAATCACGGTTTTTATTTTAATAAACCATCAACTATTCAACATGTAAATGCTCATGAACTTGGTCATACTGCAACAGCTGCTGATAATACTTGGGGACTTATTTCATCTTATAATCCATCTGCTTATAAATATCTTACAGCTAATACTGATAATCCAGTAGGAATGGAATTTAAAAATGCTATGCTTGAACCTAATAATGAATATAAATTATTTAGAGAAGACTTAGATGCTAAAGGAATTTTTTCTTTAAATCAAGATATTAAAAATGCACCATCTCATTTACAACAAACTTTAAATGATCTTTATGATAAATCTTATTTATGGGAAGGTTATCCTGGAGAAATGCATTCTGATTTAATGTCTGCAAGATTACAAGGTTATCAAGACATTATGAGTAATTATGGTTATAGTCATTCTGACGCTATAAAAGCATTAAAAAAACCAGAACCTATAACACTTGATTATTTAATTCATAAAGGTAATTTAGACCGATTCTTTAAACCTACTACGTCACAAACTGTAAAACATAAACTAATAAGAGGTTTTCATAAAGATGGAGGCTCTGTAAAAAATAATAACTCAAACACTTGGCTAGATAGCTATAATTAACTAACTTTATAATTTATTTTATCCTATGAATAAAGCACAACAAATGCTAGCTAAGGCTGGCTTCCCTGATACAGCAGCAGGAAGAGCTGCTTTTCATAAACAATATCCTACTCCTGATTCTTTCTTTCAAGTACATGGTGGCCAAGATACAGAAATGTATGGTAGTGGAGGTAAGTTACCTCAAGGTATTCTTCGTAGTAGACTTGAAGCTCACATGAGTCCTAATGAAGCTCAAAGTTATATTAATAAATATGATGCAGGAAGTATGGTAAATGATTGCCCATGTCCTCCTAGTTGTGATTGTCATGAAGAAAGAAAAATGGGTACTCCAACAAGTGCTCCTTATGATAGATTTCCAAAACAGAGGCCTAAGTGGAGCCCTCCTGGTTATGTATGGTGGGGTGATAGAGATAATTCACGAAATGTAAAGACTGTTGACCCTCATCAAAAAGAAGCAAGACCTAAAAGACGTAAACCTACAGGATCATGTGTAGATGGAAGATGTTTTGAATTTGAAGATGGAGGTACAGTAGATGCATTACAACTTATGGGTATGCCTACTCCTCCTATGTATGGTGAAGGTTCTTTTACAGGTAATCCTTATAGTAGATTTGGACGTAGAAGTAGAAATACAGGAGATGATACTATAACAGGATTCAGTACAGGATTTACTACTAATTATAAATTACCAGGAAATTATAGTAGTAGTGGTCAAAGTGTTACTCCAGAAATAGGAGTAGGTACTCGTATAAATGGATTAGATTATACTAAAGATTTATATAGTGATAATAATCTTTCATTAGGAGCAGGACTAACTTTAGGTAGAGGTGAACAAGATAGAGGTTCTTTACATACAACTTTTAATTATACAACACCTCATGGTACTCCTGGTACAGGATATAGATATGCAGAAGGTCCAGAAAATAAAACTTTTATGACTGGAGCTTTGCATGGTAATGCAAATGCACATATACCTTTAGGTACTGCATCATGGGGAGCTCAAAGACAAGGACGTAAAAGGTTAGATGCAGGGGGTGTAGAAATTGCAGGATTAAATGCTTCTTTAGAAGCAGGTTTAGATAAATTTGGTAAAGGTAGAATAAATCCTTATTATGATGCTAGTGTTGGTTTAGGAATGTTAAACAATATGTTTAATATTAATGCTGGGTATACTAATAGAACAGGTAATTTACAAGTAGGATTACCTAGTGGTAGTACTGCAATAGACACTCAAAAAGGAAGACCTTACTTAGGTGTAGATGTTCAAGCTCCTTTATGGATTGATGATAAAGGTAATACAAGATTTAAATTATTTGGAGGTTATGGTGCAGGTAGAGGAGATAACTCAGGATATGCAGGAGCTAGTTATACTTTTGCTGATGGAGGTCCTATTACTGACTATAGTCCTTCTTCTAACTTTGGTGCTGTGTTAAGTAAGAATAATTCTTATATGCATGGATATGCTAATGGAGGTCCTGTAGGTATGTATGGCTTTGGTTCTACTATTAAAGATATAGGTTATGGAATGGCTGATACATCTTTAGGTACAATAGGAGGATTAACAGGTATCCAATCTATGCAAGATATTGTAGATGAAGACCAATATTCAAATGATAAGTTTGATGATGTAGCTAACCTTGGAGGTAAATCACTAAGCACTGCAGCTAACTTATTTCCTGGCGCACAACCTTTTCTTATGGCAACAAGAGGAATAGGTGAATTAGCTAATACTATTGGTAAGATAGATGAAAATAATTATGACCCATCTAAGCATACTAGTGATTGGGATAAAGCAGGTAATGCTATATCTCAAATTGGGAGTATAGCTAGTAGTTTTACAAATCCTATGGGTGCTGCAGATACATTAAGTAAAAGTGCTAAGACTGCTATGGATATTGGAAGAATTAGTAATTTAGCTGCGACTGGTGTTAGTGCAGGACGAGATA